AGCGAATGAATATCTTCCTAGTCCTGTTCCAACTTCCTCAATTCGAGTAGGGAACTGAACTACGTCAAAACCATAAATTTTGGCTTTAGTACTGGACGTATCCGTTACTACATACCCATTAGCATAGTTGAATGCAGCTTGAATCGTAGCATTTGCTAAAGACATTGCTGCACTGTAATCTGCAAAAGGCTTATCATTACTTGAACCACCCCATCTTCCTGCATATGCTTCCATTGGAAGTAGTGCTGATTGTATATGAGCTTCACTTCTAGGATTAATTAAAGCTCCACCAGCTCTAAACATGACTAAAAAAGGTAAGTTTGCATTTCGTGGAAGCCTTGTGGCAATATTAGTTCCACATATATCTGTTATTAGAGTTTCATTTAAAGCCCACTCTCTTGCAATAATCTCTGCATCAGGTGGTACTAACTGGCTTTGGTCTCTAGTATTTGGCATAAGTTTATGTTAACACCTAAAATCCTGCAAATGGGTCATCTAGGTCTAAATCATCATACTCGTTTTCTGCATCTTCTTGTCTCATTCGAGTATTAAAAGCATCTGATTTGAGTGCTAGGCTAGCTATGTATCTCTGTATCCCTACTAGTGTTGTATCAGGCGTAAACGGAACTCCTTGAGATATAGAAAACTCTTCATGTCTTTTTCTAGCATGTTCAATGTAACCCTGTTTTAAAAAGCCTTTACTCATTACAAGCTCTGTTGCATCTACTACTTCTAAGTAAACAGTCTGTTTATTTATTTTTCTACCATTCTCTACAGCACCAATAACTTGAGAAAATGCTTTTTCTTGTTTTTTCTTAGTTTCTATTCCTCCAATTTTTTTAACTATGTCATCATAAACAATATTTCCAGAGGTAGGAATTAATCCATTGTCGTCTATTGGTCTAGGGTCTCCAGCTCTGGCTTCATCTAAACTTGAGCTTCTAGGAGTTGAACCTGATTTTTTCTTTCTTTTACCACTAACATTAGGTAAGTCACTAGTGTCAACGTTTAGAGCATCATCACGAAATGCACCAAGTGTGTTAAAGTTAGTTTGAATTTGATTCCTAATTTCATCTGGAGATTTAATTTTCATTTTTCCAGATGCACCGTATTCAACAGCATCAACATCCAAAATTGCTCTTAAGTGAGCTTTATCATTAAGTAAAGCAACGAAATCTCTAAAAGTTGGTTCACCATCTCTTAATCTTTTGACCATTCTTTCATCGACTTCGTCAAATGTTGTTGTGGTAGCACTTTTTCTTTTACCTTTGCCCATTCCCATTTTTCCAAATCTATCCATATGTTGTAATAAAGCACTAGCAATAGCGTCAGCATTTCCTATTAGTGACATTATGTCTTCACCTCCACCAACTTGTGCAATACGTGCTCGAGCCACATCGAATGCTTCAGTTACTGCTTTGTGAGCTGCATTATCAAGTGCTACTTCATCTACTGAGCCTTTTGCCATTTCTCTAAATTTTTGTTTAAAAGTAAATATAAATTCATTTCTTACTTTTTCGCCCTGAGCTATTAGTCCAAGTTGAGAAAGTTTTCTTGTCGCCATATCAGGTGCTGCCTCAAGTACGTCATCACCAAGGTCACTTAAAATTAACCTATCTAGGTCAATACCATTTCTAATAAGTGAATACGGAGCAACATTGTAAGTTTCACCATCTACTTGTGTATACCTTCCTAGCTCTTTACCCTTCTCTCTAAATAAATTAGATGCTTGTCTTTCTACTTCAAAGAAGTTACCTTTTGAACTACCCCTGAAATCAAAATCATCAATAGCTTTTGCAAAAGGCTCCCTGTTAATATTATTTGTGCTTTTTTTAATGTAGCTGCTTCTGCCACCAAAAATAGCTGGAGTTAGTATGTCATCTAAAATTTCTAAGCTATTTGTATCTATACCTATATCTGCTGCACTAAGTATTAAATTTCCATTCTGAGTTTTTAATGCACCTGCTTTATTTGTTTTAACTGTGGCAGCTAAGTCGTCTAGTACCATTTTGGAATCTCTGGTTGCTGTTGCTGAAGATATTTTCATAGCTATTGAAGCATCGTCTTTTAAAAATTGTGTAGAACCAGACAAACTGTTTCTATCCATATCTTTTTTAAATTTCTTGCTATTCATTAAGATACCAAGGTCAGAACCACTCATTCTAAATTTTTGACCTCTTGATACTCCTTCTCCTAAACCTATTGTTTTTGCTGCATTCATTGCACTCCTATAGATAAACAAACTGGGAACAAAAGTAAACATATCTGTTCTTTCATGTAATGAACCTCTTTTATCTGTAGCAGGTCCTCCGAACTCTATTTGATAAGCATCTCTTTGATTGTCAGCATATTTGGATTTGGCTGTCTTGCCACCAAAATCAACATAAAAAGAGATAAGACTTTTCTTATTTTTTAAATCTGGCTCAAGTGAATGTATAGCTCTTTGTATGTGACTTCTGGTGGGTACGTAATTATGACGTTGTCTATTTGCAGTAAATGTGGTGCTAACAGTACCACTTATATTTATGTCTGAATTAGGTATTTCAACTTTTTTACTTTGGTATTTCTTTTTTTTAATTTGTGTAGTTTCTACTAGTTCTACTTTTCCTGGTTTAGACCTAGAGGATGGTCTAAAAGACTTTAAGTCTTCATCTGATATATCTCCATCTACAAAGCCATCTCTGACCCATCTTCTTCTTTTGGTTGTACCCTGAACAATTAAGTCACCTCTAAGTTTTCTTGCAGCTTGTCTAACTTTACCACTCTTGCTTAAATCAGTTCCGTTTCTAGCTTTCTCTAAAAGTGTGCTTGCAATTATATATTGAATTTGACCTGACTTCAATTCTGCATGATTAGTTAATGGTGTATTTTTTATAACTTCTGACGCAGCTTTCATCATTTCTCCTGCTGCTCCAACTAATTCTTCATGAGTAGCATTTCCCGCTGCACCAAAACCATAGGTCACTCCTTGTCCTTCTACTAAAAAATCAAAATACTCCTCGTCAAGTGAATCTACAAGGTTGTCTAACTCTTTTGCTGTCGTTGTTGCTGCTGATGATACAGTTACTTGACCCTCTTCAGATGTGTAAGATGTTGTTTTTATATTGTCTGGATGATGTATTTGCTCTATGTTTTGAGGCTTTCTTACTTTTGATGACATAATTTCATCTAAGTCAGCCTTTTGTATTAACTGGTCTATTTCTTCAGGAGTGTAATTTTTTGTAGAATAAGCAGAAAGTATATCATCATGTTTTCTTAAATCAGCAAAACTTTCATCTCCTCTTAAAGCTTTTTGAGCTCTGGCAGTAGCATATGGGTCTGGAGCATTTGCTACAGCAAGTGCATGTGTACTTCTTTGCCACTTGGTTAATGGACTATTAATTTTTGTTAACTCTCTCTGCATAGCCATGTCCATTCTTTTAGGATTAATTTCTAACTTGGCTCTAAATAAAACTCTATCCATATATGAAAGAGCTCTCTTTGAAGCTCTACCATAGGCTACATTCATAGCCCTACCGCCAAGTCCACCAATGTCAGGAGCAAGGGAACTAAATGCACTATTCATAACTTTAGCTGCACCCTTGAAAGAAAAACGTCTAGCTACAGATTGACCTTCTCCATTCATTTGTCTTATAACTGCATCTTTGGTGTTACTTGTATCTAAAAAGTCATAACCAACACCACGTATTTTGCTAGTTTTAATTCCTGTGGCTGCCCCTATGTCACCACCAATTTTAAGACCCCTATATAGTTTTTCTTTAGGTTGTTTTAATTGTCTTGAAGAGCTAAACAAAGCCATAGTTATTCTCTATGAAGCAAGCTTAAATTTTTATAATATATTCCGCCATCTCTTTTTCTAGCTTCTGTAACACTTTGTATTTCATAATATTTAGTTCCGTCAAATATTCTATCTGAAGCTTTTACGTCAGTATTTCCAGGAACTACACATCCAAAAGTTTGTACTACTGTGTTTCTTCCGTCTCTATTTTCTGATTCACTTGTTTTAATTAACCTACATTTGACAGCTGAAGAAGTATTTACCCAAGAATCTGATTCAACACCTCTTTCATCTACAGTTACTCCAGCAGTTCGCTGTATCGTTATTGTGTCTATTAAATGTCTTGTATTGAAATGTGCTGGCATATCATACAAAAAACTGTCTTCTAAAAGGAGCTAACAAAGACATGTCAGTTCCTGTGAGAACAGCTGTAGAGTTGAGATTTAAAGAACCTGGATATTGTATAGAATAGTCACCTATTCTTTGACTATCTCCTAGTGTGAAGTTAGAAACTTCTGTTGAAGATTGTCCTTGTACATCCCCAGCTTCTTGTTGTGATGCGATTATTAAAGATGATTGTAGTAGTCTTGCAGATGCTCTTTCAGATACTGCTTTAAACTGTATCGGTAACTCTGGTGAATTACCTGAGCCTCGTGGATAATATCCAGCATTATAGGTAACTACTATATTTTGAGGTTTAGCATAAGACCATCTCATGCCTACTTTTTGAAGTCTTCCATTTGAAAAAGATACAAAGTCTTCTTCATTACCAGCTGTTAGTGTAAAACCATCTTCAACGACTGATGTTATTGAGTTAACAGGAAGATGAGTTAAAAATAATTCTTTAGTTTGGTCACCTGTAAAAGTTTCAACTTGAGTTGTTTGTTCTACGTCATAACCGACGTACTCTTTAATTACAGAATCAGCTAATGGAATTATATTATTAGTAAGATGAGACTCTAAATCAGAATCAATATCAAACTGCATATATGCTTCTACATTAGTAGCAGTACAGAAAGCCATTTTCTAGAGCTCCTGTTTTACTTGTCTGTTGATTTAGTGTCTGTTACTTTGACGGATTTATTCTCAACTGGTTTTTGTGCTTTTTTAGCAGGAGCTTCTTTGTTTTCAGAAGCTTCTTTTTTAGCAGGAGCTTTCTTAACTTCTAAAGCACCTTGTTCTTTAAGCCACTCTGTTGGATATTCCTTACCAGCTTTAGCAATTAAGTCTGCTTGTGCTGTAGGTAAATCAGCAGGTGAACCTTTCCAGATTTTTCCGTCAGGTAATTTATAAACGTTTTGTTCTAATACTTTGTACATAATAATTAATCCTACCTTATCTCTTGCGAATTTTTGGTTTTTTATTCCTCTTCGGTTTCGGCTTGTTGTAACTCATTTATATTCTCCGTTGTTGGTTTGATTTTAACTCTAAAAGATTCAATAATATCTTCAGATGTTTTAAAAAATTCTTTACTTCTTTTTATAAGTCCAAAAGGTTGTAAATCTCTTTCAAACATTTTCTCCTCCAATTGTTTTTGGGGTTAGTACGAACTAACCCCAAGAAACAAATAATCTCAATTACATATTTGTAATTGTGCAGAATGCGGTTGGTCTATAAATTGCAAAACCCATACGCATTGTTAATCTAATTGCCAATTGATTCTTCGCAAAGAAGTCTGAATGGCTATCAGATACAGCAAGGTCGACGTTTTCTCTCATTATTACTTGAGCAGCGTCGCCTCCGCCAAATTTACCCACAAGTACTGTTCCAGCAGCAATAGCTGTTGAAGGTACTACTTGAAGACCCCAAATTCTTGGAGCTGGGTTATCACCAAATCCGCCAGCTACTACAAACAATGGGTTCTTTGAACCGCTTGTTGTAACATCTGAAACTGATGTGACAAGGTCATACCAGTCTGATGGATGTAAGACGATTGCATCTGGTTCTACAAATGCATCTTTCCTAATTTCAGTGATAGCTTGATAAATTTGACCTAATTTTCCAAGTTCCCCACCATATGGGTCACCTGTATAGTCAAATGTATTAATTCCTGACTTGTTTAAAACACCTGTCAAGTTAGGTGCGGAACCATTTCCGTTAAGGAGTTGGTTGTCCATGTTTAACTTCATCATTGTTGACAATCTGGAGTTAACATAACCTTGGATTCCAGCAACATCACTTAGAAGCTCGTCAGTTACAGGCAAGAATGTAGCCATCTTTCTGATGGATTCTGTTCTTTCTGTAAAAGCTAAAGCACCTTCATTAGATGTACTAATGTCTGCGGCTTCAGCAACTGAACCAGCATTGTTTGTGAATGTTGTTTCTTCAAGATAAACATATGCATTTTGTGTTGTTTGAATTTGGTCAAACAATCCAATAACGCTGTCTGGATTTCTTAAAGCGGTTTCCAGGATACCAGGAGCTCTTAAGCTCTCTGGAGCGTAACCTGTTGTATTCAAAGTTGTTTTAAATTCAACATTTGAATCTACACCTTTAACACCATTGTTTACATATGCTTCATAAGCATTTGTATTTACTAGGTGTTCTCCAATAGATTTTGGAGCTTCCATTCCTGATACTTCAGGTTGTGGAACAGTGTTGACAGGTTCGTTAGCAATTTCCATTGCTTTTTCGTTTGAAACTTTAGCTTCTTCGACTTTTAAATCATCAACAAGTCCAGCTAGTTCAGAGTTGAGACCTTTGATTTTCTCTTTGGCCTCAGGTGTGTACTTGCCGTCCTGAGATGCGTCGAATACGCCTTTAAGTTCTTCACGAGATTGAGCGATTTGCTCTTTTATCTCATTTGATTTCACGATATTCTCCTGTGATATTAATTTATACTTCTATTTCGATATCCACAGTTTCAGCTAATAATTGTTGACTCTCTATCCACTGTGCGTCAAATTCCTCATCAACTAAGTCTTCTTCCTCTTCAGCAGTTTCAGTAGTTTCAGCTACAGGAACTAGTTCTTCAGTTTCGACTACTTCAACTTCAACAGCTTCAGTAGCTTCTTCTTCTATAACTTCTTCCTCAACTTCGACTTCAACAGTTTCAACATCGGGAGAACCCTCTGCTTCAACTTCAACTTCTGATGAGATAGTCTCTTCAGCTTCAGCTATTTCATCATCAGAATAATTTCCAATAAATGAATCAATTTCTTGACTAGCCTCTGTAAGGTATTCTTGCACTGCGCGTAAAGCGTCAGTAGCTTTTATTCCCATTTTCCTTCCATCCTTAGCACGTAACATCGCAATGGCGTTAGCTCGTGCCATTAAGTCGTCCAATGCAGCAAGCACATCTTTGACTTGTTGTGAGAAAGTTAATTTCTCAACATCTTTTTCCTCTACTTCAGCAGAATTCTTTTCCTCTTCTTCTCTCATAGATTTCTCTATAGAAGCAAGGTAAGCTGGGTGGTCTTTGCAAGGCATGTACAAAACTGTACCATCGTGCTCATGCTCGTGACTACCAGAACAACCTAATTCTTTAGCTCGTTCTTCAGCTTCTTCCGCTGTTTTGAATAAATCTTTTCCTGAATATTTTTCTTCAGGCATTTCGTCCTCAGACTCAGAATTAACTTCATCCTCTGGTTCTTTTGAAATTTCTTTTAGTAAATCATTGTTAGACTTTATAGCCATAGTATAAGTTTCTTGATTTGCTCCTACTAAAACTGGTGATACTTCAAAGACTGTAAGTCCTTTTAGATATCGAGCATCAATTTCTTTTTCGCCATCTTGAAACGTACCTCTTTCACTATCATCTACTTTATAACCAAATGACCATTGCTGTAAGTCGCCCATATTTTTTACAATGTTGTATGCTTCTTTTCCAGATTCAGTGTCCATAAAGAACTCTCCTTCAAAAGTAGCTTTACTACCATCTTCTATTATTTTTCCTTTTCCGATTGGCATGTCCCACTTGTGAGCCCATACCATAGGAACTGAACCTGATTTAAATCCTGATTCTATTGCACCCGGAAGAACAATATCACCATCTGAATCTAAGTTGTTAAATACTGAAAATACAGCACTTACTTTCCCTTCTGATTCTTCTTTAAACTCTAGGTCTATACTTTTTAATTCTCTATTTGACATGTCGTTAGAATACTCCTACTAAGTTATGTAACTATAATATCAACTAGAAGCCAAATTATGTGTCTTTTCCTTGGTAATATCTTTTATAACTCTAAGCATAGATATTGGCATCACAACACTTCTATCTGTTCTTTTATGTGAACCATCTTCCATTATTGCCCATACCATCATAGTTGCAGTTTGTTTTTCATTATTAACAGAAGTTACAATACCATGAACTGTAGAAGGTGGGTCTGGGTCCTTTTTTATTGACCAAGAAACAGATTGACCTACTTTAACACTAGAAGCTTTCATCCCACTCTTTTTAGATGAGAGAGGGTGAGAAGAAGGCAACAAGTCTGTATCGTAAGGCTTTCTCTTAAATCGTCCTGTACGCAAAGCGTGTAAGAACCCATTAACTCTCGCTACTCCCCACTGTTCAGGACCAGTAACATTACCTCTCACTGAACCAGGGTTTGTTCGATAAGCACCGACACCTCTATTAAAAACCCTTATAAGAGTACTTAACCTTACGGTGTACTTTGGATTTTTAGCATTGTGTTCCTTAAGTTTATTAGTGAGTGTTTTTTTAATAGTCCCACTAACTTTAGAAAGGTAGAATTCATCAATCATTTGTTTTTGATATTCTAAAGATTTCTTTCGTCGTTCTCTGACTAATTTCTTTCTTTCATTAATTTCTGCTTTCATTTTAGGAACACCTATATTTAGAACACCACCCCATTTGATTGCTGCAATAACACCATTTAATCTATTATCATTTTGATGTCTGCCCATGTAACGTTCTCTTCTTTTTACCCAGTTAAGTACTGATTCACTTCTGTCTCCAGATTGATATTTAGACCATCTACTGTAAGCATCATTACCTGTAAAAGATGTTGGCGGATTACCACCGTTACCTGCTAGTCTCCAAATTTCTGGCCAGTTTTCTTTTAAATCTTTTGCATATGAATATGAAAATTGTTTGTATTTAGAATTTGAAATCCTTATCGCCATATCATCTCCAGAGCTAGGGAAATTAGTTCTATCTTTTTTAG